CTTTCCTCTTTGTTTAAGTGTAGAGGCCAGTACTTCTGGTGGATGTCAGATTCAAAGATGATCTTAATAAAAGATAGTTGTTTCTGTGCTAGGTTAGATGTAGCTGAGATGTAGAGAACACGTAGCACTGGGTTCTTAGTTAGCTCCCACGCAACACGGTAGGCAACCATAGCTGACTTGCCGTGGTCCCGTGGGAAGAGGAGGAGCTGGTGTGTCTTAGCTTCCTGTCTAGTCCACCACTTACATAAGTCCTCATGACAGTTACCTAGGACACGTTGAGGAGCTACAAGCCTGATGAATGTCACCAAGCTTGCTTCAGCTGCTTCTTTGATTTCCTGTTGGGTAGCCATTAGGGTTTAGTAGGCCAAACAATAATGCTTGGGTAGTCTGGCTGAGAAGGCACATCCCGTAGAGCTTGACGATAGTTTGTCTCTTCAGGAGTCAAGGTACGGTCTGTCACAGCCATCCAGTCAGTTTCACCCAATAGTTCGTTACGTACCTTACGAGCCTCGTCAGCACTTAGAGCAACAGAGGTGTAACCTTGTACCCAAACACCGTCCACTAGAGTCGGGAAGGACTCCTGTACGATCTTAAAGCCAACAGCTTCAGCAGGCTTAGCACCAGCACGTACCCGATGCACGTCTTGTGCAGCTAGGTGACGAGCAGCGATAGCGTGTCCGTAGACTGTGTGCTTGTTAGCGGCACGGAAGGCTGCTGTGCTATATGCACGAGCTACTCCGTTAGTTAGTTTGATTAGTTCAATCATTAGATAACCTCCTCGGCTATTAGTTTAACGGTTACACCAGCATCATCTGTTAGGAACTCATAAGTTACCTCAGTATCGTGTACTAGAGCTAGACTTGGTGCGTTCTGTAGTGAGGCTGGAAGTGTTACAGATGTAGGCGACCCTAAGTTGTACTCATATATCACGTTGCTATTACCCCCAGCCATATACAACCTCAATCCATCGGGTTTGAAGAAGATACCTGTTGATACGGCGTCTTGGGATGCTATAGATATTAGCTGCAAGAAGGAAGCGGTAGTAACATTCCAAGCAGTGCTTAGGTCGTACTCGTTTATGTTGTCGCTGGCATTCCCACAGACATACATCTTTAACCCATCAGGTTTGAAGAACAGTCCACCGGGGCTAAGCTCTTGGGCGGCCACAGAGAAGAGTTGTAGGTAAGATGCGGATGATACATCCCAAGCAGTGCTTAGGTCGTATTCGTTTATGTCGTCACCCGTCCTACCTGATATGTACATCTTAGTGCCATCAGGTTTGAAGGAGATACTCTGAGGTGAAGTATCTTGTGCGGCTAAAGAGAAGAGTTGTAGGTAAGATGCGGATGATACATCCCAAGCAGTGCTTAGGTCGTACTCATTGATGTCATCGCCTGTAGACCCACACATATACATCTTTAACCCATCAGGTTTGAAGAATACGTCTGTTGGTTGGGTCTCTTGGGCGGCTACAGAGAACAGTTGTGAGACGGAGGCCGTAGTAACATCCCAAGCTGTGCTTAGGTTGTATTCGTTTATGTCGTCTCCAGTTGAACCCGTGACGTACATCTTAGTTCCGTCGGGTTTGAAGAACACCCCAGAGGTTCCAGTCTCTTGTCCTGCTACAGAAAAGCTACGTGAGATGGAGGCCGTAGTAACATCCCAAGCTCCGACTAAGGTAACTGGCTTGAACTTATATCGCCAGTTCGCATTTGTTGGTACAGAGGCAAACGAGATAGTAGTATCACCTGTGAGTGTTCCACTGTTAAAGAAGTTATAAGTGCCTACATCAAGGCTAGGGGCAGTACCAGTGACTGCTACTGGTTTGAAAGCATTGATGCCAGTAAGACTAGCTCCACTACCAGAGAAGGTAGTTGCTGTTACTGTACCAGTAGCTGAGATACCGTTAGGGAAATCAGGTGCGCCTGTGCCAGCTTCATCTGTGATTGCGTCTACACTAATCTTGCTCATGTTTTTATTTCCTCTATAGGCTTATTATTAGTACAGAAATATCTACGCCATCCGTGTTGGCACTGTTTCCAGTATAACCAGTTTTGAACCTAATCGAACCAACCGCCTTTGTAGATCTTAGGTTATTAACACCAGATCCAAACCCTGCCGAAGCGCCTGGTCTGTCTGGTACCAGTACAAACCAAAGGTAGTTAGTGTTAGGCATCGCAGTTGTAAATGTTACTGTGTAATCACCGACTGCATTCCTAACGACAGATGCTACATTTGTTGACGAGTTTACTGTAACCGACAAGTATCCGTTAAAGTTCACTGCTGCTGAATACGAAGGAGCCGCAGCCGAACCCTCAACACGGTAAATGTCCACTGTTGATGCCCCAGATTGAACAACCATCCAAGTCGCAGAACCATCCTTTACAACTCCATTACCAACAATGGTAACACCAGTACCTCCAGTAATAGTAACATCAAACGCAGCAAGGTTAACAATTGTGAACTTGTAATTTGAACCTGTAACACTTCCTGTCAATCCTGCAATGATGTTCACAGCCGTATCCGTTGTTTGGATACGTGCAACGGTTGGTGTTATAGTAAACACACCAGCCTTCATTTGAGCAGCTGTAATTGTTGCAGCAACATCAGAAAGTTCCGTGGTTGTTTTAAGGTTAACATCCCCAGTAGAGGAAATTACTTGTCCTGAAGATGATAGACCTGTTGGAAAACTAAGAGATGATCCATCACCTGTAGACGTAAGCAACTCACCAGCTGCATCAGGTAAAGTAAGGGTTCGGCTTGTATTACTGTTAGGTGAGGCTAGGGTAAACGTACCTGTGCCACCACCATCAGGTGATAATGCTATCTTGCTCATGTTGTAGGCTCCTGTGGCCAAGTAATGGTGGTGGGGAAACCAGCCTGCTGTGGTACAGCCAGTAGGTCAGTACGGTACTGAGACCATTCTGTTTGCTGGTCAGCCGTTAGGTCAGCCCAACGCAGTGGGTTAGACACCAGTGGGTCAACGACTGTGACTAGGATGTCGTCACGTTCACCTCGAACCTGTGCTGCTGTGGCTGCGTCTAGCTCTGCCTGAGTGGGAGCAACGTAGGCTGCGAAGGTAGAGCCGATTAGAGCCATTACCGCTGCGTTGTCGATAGTTGTGTCAGTGTCAGCAGGGTCTAGTGTGTAAGGTATCCAGCCGTAGTCAGGGTGGTTAATCTCTACGTCCATAGATAGGTTGTCAGACCGTAGTGATGCCGCATTTCGGGCCTCTGTGATTGTAATAGTCATTATGAAATCCTCAAAAATAGACCAGCTGGGTAGAAGTTACTCCTTGCGTATTGGACTGATAACGCCCTCCACGTTCCTGAAGGGACACCACCACTACTACCTGCCAAATAGCTGGAGCTTACAGAATTTCCGTTTCTTGAAATGGTTGTTTTGTTGAAACCTGAACCCGCAAAGGTGGCCCCGTCTGCCCATGATGAGTTTGCAGTGCTATAAATCAACCACGCATAAGTCCCAACAGCACCAGTGGCAGATCCAGCAGTTGCTGTAAGAACCTGTGCAGTAGTGGGTGTTGTGGAGATACCAGTAAGAGCAGAGCCATCAATAGCTGGTAATGCACCTGTAAGGTTAGCTGCGGTAAGGCTAGTTAGACCTGAGCCATCAATAGCTGGTAAAGCTCCAGTCAAGTTAGCAGAGGTTAAGGACGTAAGCCCTGACCCATCACCAGTAGTCGTAAGCAACTCACCCGCAGCATCAGGCAGCGTCAGCGTCCTGTTTGTGTTGCTGTTAGGGGAGGCTAGTGTGAACGTACCAGTGCCAGAGGCATCAGGTGTCAGTGAAATTTTACTCATTTAATTAACTCCAACGTATAGTGGCGGAACCGCCAGCGAGGGTTCTAGAAGTATCACACCGAAGTTTAAGCTGGGTAAGAGAACCACCTAAAGCTAAGTTCCCACCACCAGTTACAGTTAAGTCAGGCCCACCAGCAGTGTGCTGCTCAACCCAAGTGTTTCCCGTTGCCGAAGTTCTAGTGAACCACATGCTGCCTGACACTGCCCCAGTCTCAGACCTCATTGTGAAAGCGTTTGTGTAGTTTATTTCTGTAAGGCTTGATCCTGCAAGTCTTGAAGAACTGCCAACGTAGCCAGAAGTAACAAAACCACCAGAAGTTCCCATCTCTAGGGAAATCCCCTGACCACCAGAAACGTCCGTTCCTATGAAGATTACTACAACTGTTGTGGCTGTTGATGGGATTCCTGTGAAGGAGATTGAAGTGCCAGATGTAGTTACTTGCTCTGTTCCGTAAGTCGGGCCAGTTACGATACCAGTAAGAGCAGCGCCAGAAATGGCTGGTAAAGCACCCGTCAAATTGGCTGCCGTCAAACTACTCGCAGGCTTCAAGACACCAGTAAGGGCTGCACCATCAAGTGCTGGTAGAGTACCCGTCAAGTCAGCTGCTGCAATACCACCTGTACTCGATATACCTGTTGTACCGTTTAACGTAATGCTCATACTACTACCCACCTTCCGCCAG